TAACACCTCTTGAAGCAATTTTCAGACCTCTTTCGTCTGTCATTGCTGCAATGTCAATTAATGATTGCTCTAATGAAGTTTCATTCAAGTCAGCAGCTACAGCTAGTGTATTAGATACAGTTCCAGCTATAGTTGGGTGTGCAGCATTAAATAAAGAAACGTTATCTCCTGATTGGAAAGTTCCGAATCCGTTAATTAACGGCTGTACTGCCTTAACTTGTTTAGTGTTCGCCATAGATCTAGCTAACGCTTTTGTATATCTACTTGCAAGTCTGTCGTACAAGTTATCCTCAATAGCTTCTTCAGTAATCGCAAAAGCAAGAGCCACAGTTTCATGTGTATATCTTGCTGTGAAAGTTTCTTGAGCATTGTCAAAAACAACTCCACTTCCTTCCGATTTAGTTTGAGCTTGAGCAAAACCTGATAACATAACTTCTTCTTCAAACGCTCTGTCTGAAGATTCTGTAGTGTATATTTCTGCGTGCTGATTTTCATAACGTTTGTATTCCAAGCCGAATAGTGCATTCAAACCTGGCTCTAGTTCTTTAACTAGTTGTCCTCTTGATATCGCCATAATTTATCTCCTATTCGATTAGATACCTGTTGTTACTTTTAAGTTGTGTTCATTGATCATAACAACAAAATTTACGTTACTTGTACTTAAATCATTGTTGTCAATATCTTTTGAAACACCTAACACTCTAAGCTGAGCTGAGTTCGTACTTAATGTAGAATCATTCAACTCTGCTTTTGATACGTAGTTAGCTGCAACACCTGCAGTTAATTCGATATCCGCATTCATAAACACATCAGTCTGCGCTGAAGCAAGTGTGTTGTTTGATTGGATCTCGAATCTTTCGTACGGATCGTCTGCTACAAAAGCTACTATATCCGAAGCGTTAACTTGCGCATAGTGATTAGCCCATGTAGGTTTGTCTGTGTTGGGGTCAGTATAGAAAACACCTGTTAGTGAACCTAAAATATTTCCACCAGCTGCACCTTGATCAATAGTTCCTGCCGCAGTAGCTTTTACTGGGTCTTGGAAATAAATTGAAGTAGTATCATTAGCTGAAATACTATATTCACTTAAACCTTGGTTGTCTCTATTCTGTCCAACTTTTCCAATCGGTCTTAGACCGAATGCTGCATCTTTATTTGCCATATTAGTTGTCCTCCTTAGACATTATTAGTTTAAGTGTACTCTGTTGGATAAAAATTGTTAAAAAATTAACTTTTTTTAGAGCCACCAAAAGTTACACGAGTTTGTCTATCAATATTGATAGGCATACTTGGATGCTGTTCCTTCATAAGATCGTTATCTACTGCTTCAACATTATCCTGACCCTGTTTTACGTAATAGTCATTTCTTTGTTGTGCAATCTCTTCCGGTACCCTTGCCAGCAAAAGTCCACCAACTCCGATCACTCCCGAATATTTGCCGTCTTCAACAACTGGAAAGGCTGAATCTGGATATTCATCCGCTCTAACAAGTTCATAGCCAGATCTTAATCTGCCTTGAAGATTCTTAGTATCGTTGAATCCCATTGATTCTACTCTTATCCATCTATGTTTAAAACCTGTTGGCGCAGGGGGTGCATCTAAAGATGACGGTGGAGACCAAACTTTTTTATGAGTTTCTTTTTCTCTAGTTTGACTCGCACGAGAAGTTCTTTTATCGTTATTATTTTCCATATGCTTATACCTCCTTCGTGATATTTAATTGTTTCGCATAAAGTTCTAGTGGCACACCTAATTTTTTAGCAATTGTTACTTGTGATGGTGTGAGTGTAACAGTTTTGCGACCAGTTTTTGTACTTCTAGTAGCTGATGCTACCTTCTGTACAGGCCTAATCGTTTCCTTAGTCCCAAGTATATCAAATTTATGGGGAAATTCAAGTCTTATTCTTTTGTCTATTTCCACATAATACTCATTACTTGATGGGTCAAAACCTTCCTGTTCTGTTAACTTTTTATGTAGATCAAAAGCAGTGTAAGTCATTGCCGAATCTTGACCAAACCATGAGTTTTTACCAGCCCATGTTTCAGCTTTAGGATCAGGTGTTCCTTGTGCTACTTGTTGTCTATTTAAGTTAATTTCAGGAGTTCTAACTTCAGTTTCTCTTCTTTTAACTATTTCTTCTTGTTGAGCTTTAGCTTCAACAAATTTAGCTTGTCTATAAGCTAATTCAGAGATAGAAGTTTGAGCTTCTACTTCGGCATTAATATCTCCAGCTTCTCTAGCTGCAGTTAATTTAGCTTTTGCAGATTCTAAACCAGATATAATAGAGTCTTCTGTAGACTTCATAAATCCTGGTTCTAACTTTGAGATTTTTTCATCGACAGCTTTCTTATCTTCCATAACTCTTTGGGCATAAGTTAAAGCTTCATCTTTTTGTCTCTCAGCTTCTCTCCACTTCTTAGTAAGCTTAGCTATTCTTTTTTGAACACCTTCACTGTACTGTTCTAATTCTTTTTCTTTCGTTTCTTCGCTAGCTTGAACATTTGACTGCTCACTAGGTTTCTCAGATGAGTCTTTAGACTCAATATCGTTTTCAGTAGTTGTTTCATTTGAAACCTCTATGTTATTTGTTTCTGTTTCAGTTTCTGGTTGATCAATTTCAATCTCAGTATCTGGACCAGATGTATCTATATCGACTGTCTTTTTTTCTTCTAAGTCAGGCATAGTTTTCTCCTATGTTAATATTGATGAAGTATATCTTCGGGATTATCAATGGTTGCTAAAACTTCATCGTCATTTAGCATTCTAACTTCCCCACCATCTATCTGGATTCTTGATCCAGCATATCTTGCAAAAATTACCCAATCACCTTTTTTACACCAAGGACCTTCTGGAAATTTATCTTTGTCATAACAATGTGGACCCATAGCAAGAACTAAACCACAAGTAGATCCTACTTGTTGTCTCTCTAATGTATCTTGTCCAATAATTAATCCACCTTTAGTTTTTTCCTTCATTTTAAAAGGAAGAACTACAAGTCTCCAACCGGTTGGTTTAGGTAATTTATTTGATTCTTTTGTTTTAAGACGTTCATATCCGTCTATTTCTTTTTTTTCTATATCATCATACTTGTCAAGTAGTGCCGATTTAATCTTCGGTTTCTCCGAATTTGACGATGTTTGTATTATCTGTTTCTCTGTCATTTTTTCGCTCCTTTGGGTTTAGCAGGGTAGAGATTTCCTGTGATATTTTCATATAGGCATGTGCCTGGCCTAACATATACTTATATTTTTCCATATTGTCAACAGTTCCACCAATCATAGCGTCTCCGACATCTTGATATGTTTCTTTTAAATATTTTTGAATTTTATTTAGTATTACTAGTTCTTCACTTAACATTTGCTTTCTTTCCTTTATTTTGACCTTCTTTTATTACATAGTCTTGAGTTCCATTAGCACCTGTTTCAACTTCTTTTTTTAAGTGTCTAAATAAACTCATTTCTTTTATTTTTTTATAATTTTCTTTTATAAAATTTTCAATTACTTTTGTGTCTCTCATTTTTTTTCTTTTTACATTTGCATCTTGGTGCAGTGAACCAATTAATAACGCTATCAAAGGCATTGTCAATAGCTCCAAAAAATTTATAGAAAAATTTATCTATCATTAGCAATTCCACTTTCTTAATGATTTATTGATCCTTGAATCCGGATCCCTAGCTGTTTTAGCACTTGTTAATTTTTTCTTCATACCCGACATTCTAGCACAAAATGATTTTCTTCTTTTTGCTGCTTTTGATCCTGATTTTAATTTTGATGGTTTAGTTGTAACTGCTGTTTTAAGTTTTGATCCAGGGTTAGCTGCTCTATAAGATGCAACGCCTTTTTTATTCAGGCCTCCAGATTTAGATTTACCTTCTTTTCTAGTCCAAGCTGCCGTAGCCATTACGCTGTTCTAGTTTTTTTCTTTTTAGGTTTCTTAGCTGTCTTAGCACTGTTTACAAATGCTTTTTTTGTAGGTGCACCTTTATCTCCAGGTCTTCTCATCTTCTCACCTGAGCCAGCTTTAATTCTAGCTTTTTTTGCTGCGATATTTGCGTATAGTCCTTTTGCTTTAGCCATTATTTTTTTCCCTTCATTGCAGCCATCATTATAGATGGTTTCTTTTCTTTTTTCTTTTTTTTAGAAGCTAATATTTGTTTCTTTAATGCATCAGGTAAAGTTTTCTGTGCTTTAGTTAAAGTTGGACCACCTTTATTATAAAAATTTCTCATTATGAATTCTTCCCATAAGCGTTTTTCTTTAATCCACGTATAGCACATCCACCACCTTTAAGGTTTACTCTTCCGCCTTTATTATTAAAGTTCCTCTTAATAACTTTTTTATCTTTAGGGGGA